CATGGACAAAGTGGTGATCAGAGAATTGGTATTGTAGCCACCAACAATGTTATAGGTGGTGTAACAACAAACTTTATGCCTCCTGAAGTATTCGTATTCTCTAGATTAGACAATAATAGATTTAAAATTGCAGGGTTATCTACATCCACTGCCCCACTTACCATAAGGAGCCTTGGAACAGGAACAGAACATTCATTTGATACTATCAAACCTGAAAATAAAACTCTAGTTCAAATTGATGGAATGATTCAATCTCCATTAACTAATAGAAGCGCTTCTTTAGATATAGTTGATGCAGTGGGTGTCGGATCAACAACTCTTAAATTAGCTAGTACTACTAATGTAAAATTAAATGATATCATCCAAATTGACGATGAGTTCTTCAGAGTTAAGACAGTTGGTTTTGGATCTACAAACGTAGTTTCAGTTGATCGTGGATTCCTTGGTAGTAAGGTAGCTGCTCACGCAGCCAATGCCACACCTGAAATGAAAGGTGGTAATTTTAGAATTGATAAGGATGTTATATTCTTTGCAACACCACCATTTGGTGAATCAGGGCCTGCTGGTGTTAGTACTCAGTCGACATTTAGTGGTAGAGTATTTAATAGAAAAGATCTAACTCGAAACTTTGTGTTTGATGATATATCGCATCAATTTACTGGAAATGTTGCAACTGGAAGAACATTTACTTTAACACAAGATGGATCAGATGTAACAGGTATTGTAACTACAACTAGTGGAACTGGTGGTGATGATGAAGTTATTAATTATGGTGTTGTTTTAATTAATGGCATATTCCAAAGACCAACAATTGATTATGATATAGTTGCAAGATCAACCGCACCTAATATTGGTGTTGGTGCATCTATCATATTCACTGGAAATGATTTATTTGACTTACCTAGAGGTGGTAAAGTTGATGAAGTAGATCCTGTGACATTAGGACAAAACTATCAACCAAGAGTACGTGCAGCTGCATCTGCAACTGTTAACGGATCAGGAGTCATAACTGGGGTAACAATGTTAGGTGCTGGTTCAGGATATTTTTCGGGTGGAGTAAATGTTGAAGTTCAAAATCCATTAGGAACAGGAACAACTGCTGTTTTAGCTGCAACTGTTGGAACTGGTAATAGTGCTGGAATGATTACTGGTATTACTGTCACTAGTGGTGGTACTGGATATAATGCACAGTTCCCTCCAACTATAAAAGTGGGTATTGCAACTGGATACACTAATCTATCTGTTACTGGTGGATCTGGTTCTGGATTGAAAGTTGACGCTTTAATTGGATCTGGTGGAACTGTTATTGGGTTTGATATTAAGGATAGAGGTTTTGGATATAAGAGTGGTGAAGTGTTAACAGTTCAAGGCATACCATTTAGAGTAGGTGTTTCAACATCACCATTTACATTAACTGTCAAAACCATCATTGATGATAAGTTTGCAGGGTTTAGTTTCGGTCAATTAGTTCCTCTTGATGATTTCTCTTCAGAATTCAATGGATCTAAAAAGACATTTGTATTGACTAAAACAGTTTTAACAAAAGATGTTGTAAGTATTATTTCTTTAGACACATCTATTGATGTTACAAACAATCTTTTAATATTCTTAAATGATGTATTACAACAACCTGGCAGAAATTATACCTTAGAGGGTGGTAGCATACTTAATTTTGTTGAAGCTCCAAAGGGTGGAAGTAAATTACAAGTTCTATTCTTTAGAGGTGGTAATCAAGATATTGAAGCTCTAAACCCAACTAAAACAGTTAAAGTTGGTGATAAACTTCAATTACTCAAAGATTTAGATGTTCCTACACAAAGTGATCGTGTTGTGTCTGAAATAACTGAAGTTAGTGAAGTTGATACTCCTTCATATGGTGGCGGTGGAATTAGTACAAATCCTAGTTTGGTTAGAGTTGTTGCATGGAAAAAACAAGAAAACGATCTCATAGTAGATGGATTACCTATTCCAAAAGACAGGCCACTTCAAGTTGGTAACTTCTTCCCCAGTGCAAGATTAATAAGAAATGTGGGAACAAGTTCTGTAACAACATACGTTGATAATGCGTTCCCATTCTTCAGTGCCTATGATAATAGAACAGACATTGACAGTATACCTGGCCAGATAGAAATTATAAACACACAAGATATTAATGTTGCAAGAGGAGAAGCTATTGTTTCTGCAGGGGGAACAGTTAGTTCTATAACTGTTATAGATGGTGGATCTGGATACGAAAATATCCCTACAGTGACAGTTGCTAACTTTAATAATATTGCATCTCCTCACGCTGGAGGAATTAGATTTGTAAATGTTCCACTAACAGAAGAAGTGGGTAGATCTTGGAATAAGATAACTGCACCTAAAGACATTAGCTATAATGATATTGATTACATTCCTGAAGGTGTGTTTGTAGCCGTTGGAAGTACCTCTGGTATTCATACATCCACGGACGGAAATAATTGGACTGTTTCAACAACAGGTAGTTTTGGAACATTTAAAGGTGTAGTGGGTTTATCATCTGAAGTTGTAGTTGTAGGTGGTGGCGGAACCATTGCAAGAAGTACAAATGCTGGATCAACCTTTGGTATAACAAATATCTATCAAAGAAAACAAGTTGGTTTTATTCCAAGTTACACTCCTAGAAATATACCACAAAGTTTAAATGCAGCTGCTGTTGGATCATATATATTTCCTAATGCACTTACTGGCATTGGTACAACTGTGCCACATGAAAGAGTTGTTGTAGTTGGTGCTGCTGGAACAATTCTTTATACGGAACCAGGCTTAGCAGGACTCACTACATCATTTGTTATATCAAATAAATTTGCAACTCAAGACTTCCACGGAGTTGCATATCATGATGGCACATTTATTGCTGTTGGTAATCAAGGATCAATATACAGATCAACCGATGGTGAAACATGGTCTGGTGTAACCACCACATCAATCACAGCTAACATAAAAGGTATTGCTTATGGTGGTGATAAATGGATTGGTGTTGGACAAAGTAGTCTTATTATATCTTCCGAAGATGATGGATTAAATTGGTCAGTTGTGGGGACTGGTGGCACATTCCAATTAAATAGTGTTCATTATCAAAATAATGTTTGGTTGGCTGTAGGTGGTGCTGGAATGGCCATGAATTCAATTGATGGTTCAACTTGGTATAAGAAACATGTGGTTTCTGCAGGGACTCCATTAGGAACTCAATTAAATGCAGTAACTTATGGTGATAATAAAATGGTTGCAGTTGGTGTACAGTCAGGTCTTGTTTGGAGTGGATATGAAAAGGTTGGTGCAGCTGCAACTGCAACAGTTGGTGCTGGTGGCACGATCAGTGCAATAACTGTGAATCAAGGTGGATTTGGATACACACCAAATAGTAAACCAACAGTATTACTAAGTCAAGAAGTTGTGACTCGTGAAAAATGTAACACAGTCAATGTAACTGGTGATTATGGAGTGGTAGTTGGTGTCGCTGTAAGTTCAAGTGGTGTTAATAGTCGTGCAACACTTAATTTGTCATTAGACGCTGATGCGTTCTTGAATAAAGCTGGATTTGGAAATATATCCAAGACAGGATTAGCTATTGGTGATTATTTTGTTCTTAAAAATTCTGTTTTTGGAACTGGTGTAACCTCAATTGATAAGGATGGTAACAATGTTGGTGTAGGAACTAGCTTTGCTGATAACATATATAAGGTTGAGGGAACTGTAACTTCCAATAGTGGTATTGTTACCGTATTTTGCAATATAAACTCAACAACTGGTATTACACCGATTACTGGGCCAAAACTTGGTGATTATAGTTTCGGTAAATTAACCAACTTGACAAGATCTACGACAGATCCAAAAGTATTTAATATTAATGCCACTAATGGTTATACTGGGATAACGACTGCTCCTGAAGTCAGACGTATCAATCCTTTAGCTATAACTTACAGTGACTTTGACAAAACAACATAAATAAACAAAAATAGTCTAATAAAATGCCTGCGATTATTTCAGATCAATTTAGAATATTAAATGCTGCGAATTTTGTCGCTGGTGTAGCTGATACATCGCAGTATTATTATAGTTTTATAGGTCTACCCAATTCTCAAGATATTGGTGCTGGTTATGGTCAAACTGATTGGAATACAAATACTCCAGCCCCTATGGATGGATTTAAAGAATATAATGATGCATGGGATACCATGCTTGGCCTTAAACAGTTAAGTAGTGATGATGTTCAAAGAATGGTTAAGAAAACCACTTGGACAGCTGGTACGGTATATGAAATGTATAAGAATGGATATACTAGAGAGAATCAGAGTCCTAAAACATCTTCTACAAATTTATATGATGCACAATACTATGTTGTAAATAGTGATCTTAAGGTTTATATTTGTATTAACAATGGCCAAAGTCCAGATAACCCACAAGGTAGACAGTCTTTGGATGAACCAACTTTTGTTGATTTAGAACCAAGAGCTGCTGGTACATCTGGTGATGGATACGTTTGGAAATATCTTTATACCATCAAACCAAATCAAATTGTAAAGTTTGATTCCATTGATTTTATGCCTGTCCCTAATTCTTGGGGAACTGGGGATAGTATTGATATTAAAAATAATGCAGTCGATGGTAAAATAGAAACAGCTGTCATTTTAAATGCTGGTGATGGATATCAACCAATTGGTACTACATTTAATAATGTACCCATCTTAGGAGATGGTACTGGTGGAAAAGTTTCTGTTACAGTCAACTCTCAGGGTAAAGTTTCTGATGTAACAGTTACAAATGGTGGAACTGGATACACAAGTGGAACAGTTCAATTTTATCCTGGCGCTCCAGGCACTGAAATTGGTGGGCCAATTGCTGGATTGTCTGCTGTTGGTGTGGCTGGCACTTCGGTTGCGGATATTGAAGTTATTATTCCACCACCAGGCGGACATGGTTTTGATGTATATAAAGAACTAGGTGCATTTAGAGTTTTGATGTATGCACGATTTGAGAATGATTCATCAAACCCAGACTTTATTGTAGGAAATGATTTTGCTAGAGTTGGTCTTGTTAAAAATCCAAAAACTCTATCTGGAGCTGCTTTAACTAAATCAAGTGCTGTATCATTAACATCCTTAAAACTTAAAACAACAGGTGGTGGTAATATTTCAGATACAACATTTACCATAGACGCTGCTGTATCACAACAAATTGGTGTTGGATCTACTGCTGTTGGTTATGTTGCAAATTGGGATCCATCAACTTCCGTTCTTAAATTATATACACCCACAGGAATCGGTAATTCAACATATGGATTCCGCATGGTAGATTTCACATCTCAAATTGGGCCTGGTGGTGTTTATAATATTGTAGGACAAGGTGGGCCTGCAGTAGGAATAGATACGAGTTTTGGCACAAGTTCAAATCCAGGCACTGCCACTACTGTTGGAACGGCTCTAGTTCAATTAGGCCAAAACTTTATTGAAGGTGTTGCCGACCCAGAAGTTAAAAAATATTCTGGTGAGATATTATACATAGATAACAGGGCTGCAATACAACGTAGTGCTACCCAGAAAGAAGACGTAAAAATTGTATTAGAGTTCTAAGAAAATGCCCCAAGAAACCAATCTGAATGTTTCTCCATATTTTGATGATTTTACTGAAGATAAGAACTTCAATAAAGTTCTTTTCAAACCTGGCATACCAGTTCAGGCTAGAGAACTAACTCAGCTACAGACAATACTTCAAAATCAAATAGAGAAGTTTGGTCAACACTTCTTTAAAGAAGGTTCAATGGTTATTCCTGGCCAGATTGGTTATGATCCATTGTATCATGCTATAGAATTAGAGGATACTTTTTTAGGTATTCCTATATCAGAGTATCTTGACAAACTAGTTGGTAAGAAAATAAGAGGAGAAATTTCGGGTGTAGAGGCAACTGTTGTAAATCATATTGTAGCCACTAAATCAGAGAGGGGACATAATACTTTATATTTAAAATACAGTAAATCTGGTAATGACTTTACAACTAACGTTTTCAATGATGGTGAAAATTTAATAGCTTCCTCTGATATAGAATATGGTATATCAAGAGTAATTGCTAACAATCCTTTTGCAACAACCATAGCTTTGGGTGCTGCTTCTATAGGATCTGCGGCTACTATTCAGGAAGGTGTGTATTTTGTTCGTGGTCACTTTGTTAAAGTAAATACTCAAACCGTTATTGTTGATCAGTATAGTGATGTTCCATCTTATAGAGTTGGTTTATTTATTGATGAAAATGTGGTATCTGCGTTTGATGATTCCACTTTATTTGATAACGCAGCTGGATTCTCAAACTTTGCAGCTCCTGGCGCTGATAGATTTCAAATAAAACCAACATTAATTAAAAAAGATTTAGATGATCTTAGTGATGCAAACTTTATAGAATTATTACGATTAGATAAAGGTGCCATTCAAAGAATGGTTAAAAAGACTGATTATAATCTTTTAGCTGATGAATTTGCAAGAAGAACTTTTGATGAGAGTGGTAATTATTACATAAAACAATTTGGAGTTCAAGTTAGAGAATCTCTTAATGATAGACAAGGAAATAATGGAGTATATTTTAAAAATCAAAAAACTTCACAAGGTAATGAGCCAAGTAGTGATAGTATGATTTTTCAAATATCACCAGGCAAGGCTTATGTTAGAGGTTATGAAATTGAAAAGGTTGGAAGTAATTTTATAGACGTAGAAAAACCAAGAACAATTAAAAAGTTAGATAATCAAGTATTTGCATTTGATAGAGTTAGTAAGATAAAAGTAAATCGTGTATTTGGAGCTCCATTTGTAGGAATGGGTGTTAACCATGTTGTTCAATTAAGAAATCAAAGAACAGGTTCCTCTCATGCAGCTGCAGCTGGGGCTGTAATAGGAGTTGCGAGAGTATATGACTATAAATTAGAGTCTGCTGGATATACTGGTTCATCAACTACATATGAATTATTTTTATGGGATATACAAACATTTACCAACCTTACAATTAATAGTGGCCTTACTGCAGTTGACGGTTCACTAATTGAAGGTCAAAGGAGTGGTGCAAGAGGACATTTAAAAGATGCAGCTAGTAATGCTACCTCTATACAATTAACTTCGACATCTGGAACATTCATAGTTGATGAACCAATTAAAGTAAATGGTGTTAATGATACTAAGACAATAACTGCAGTCACAGAATTTTCTATTGATGATGTAAAATCTATATTCCAAGATGTTGGTGACAATGAATTTAATGCAGATACAGTTCTTTCAAGAGAAGGTAGTCCAGCTCCTGCAGGCACTGAATATTCAATTACAACTGGTGGTACAGTTACCGTAGCTGGAAGTAGATTTTCTCGTGGAATTAAAGTTAATGATATTGTAAAATATCAAAAATCAGGGGAAACAGATCCAACGTTTAACAGAGTAACTGCAGTTAATGCTAACGGATCACAAATTACTGTTGTTGCATCGGCTGTTGATGTTACTGGAGTTTGTCAAAAAGAACTACCATCTGGTTCTACTTTGGTTACTAGTGATTTTAAAATCGTAAGACCACAAATTATTGATTCTGCAAATTCAAGTTTTGTTTCTGATATGCCAGAACCTGCAATATCTAGTATAGATTTGAGTTCATCAGAAATAACTACAAGACAACAATTTACATTTAATGTAAGTGGTAATTCTGCTACAATAACAATAACTTCTACTAATGAATTCTTTGAAACATTTGATGAAGAGAGATATAATATTGCATATAGTGATGGAAGTATTCAAACACTAAGAGAAGAAAATCTAGTATTCACTGCAGATAGAAAATCAGTTACTTTAGTTGGATTAAGTAAAGCTAGTGATACTGCAGCAATATTTCTTGGAACAGTAAAAAGAACTGAAGTTAAGTCACAGAAGAAAACATTACAAAAATGTTCTAGACTAGTTATTAATAGATCTAATAAATCTGGTTCTGGTACAGGACAAAATACTCTAGGTGATGGATTAACCACAAATAGTGTTTATGGAACAAGAGTCCAAGATAAAGAGATATGTCTTAATGTTCCTGATGTTTTGAGAGTTCTTGCAGTATATGAATCAAGCACTGCAGGCGATCCTAATTTACCACGTATAAGTCTTATCAATAGATCTGCAGAATTAACTGACACAATTCAAGGAGAAATAGTTGTCGGTGAAACTAGTGGTGCTACTGCAAAAGTAGTTACTAAACTTGCTGGTTCTGTTGACATTGTATACACAAATGATATTCAATTTGATAGAGAAGAAATAGCTACTTTCCAATCATCTGGTATTGTAGGACAAGTTTCAATAGTTACACAAGGTGATAAAAATATAACTAAAACTTTTAAATTTGATAATGGTCAAAGACTTGAGTTTTATGATTATGCAAGACTTATTAGAAGAGAAGGTGCAGTAGAACCATCAAAGAGACTAGCAATTATATTTGATCATTATAAAGTTGAGGGAGAGATTGGTGACTTTGCAAGTGTCAATAGTTTCTCACCTGAAAATTATGAGTTTGATATGCCTCAATTTGATGGTATGGACGTATCAGATTATATTGATGCAAGACCTAGAGTTGCGGATTACAATACCTCATCAGCGACTTCTCCCTTTGATTACGATACTCGTAGTTTTACAGTGTCTGGAACTAAACCACCTGTAATAGTTGGAGATGATGTTGTAACTGTAGGATATTCACATTACTTGGCAAGAGTAGATAAAATTTATTTAACTAAAGATGGATTCTTTGAATTGAAAAAAGGAGCTCCTGCTCCAGTATCTGATGTTGTTCCTCCCACAGATCCAGCTGGTGCATTTAGTGTAGCTACTGTTTCTATTGATCCTTATGCTAGAAATGCAAAGAGTAGTTCGGTGGTTAAAGTTGCAAGACATAAGAGATATACAATGTCTGATATTGGGAGACTAGAAAGAAGATTAACAAATGTAGAAACTTATACACAACTTTCATTATTAGAAACTGATACCGCATCACTCAATATTGTAGATGCTAAAACTGGATTAGATAGATTTAAATCTGGATTTTTTGTAGATAACTTCAGAAGTCACAATGGTCAAGCTTTAGATCATCCTTCTTCTAGATGTTCCATTGATAAAAGATCGGGTGAATTAAGACCATCACATTATACTCATGGATTAGATTTACTTATTGGATCTGAACAAGTTATTGGTATTGGTACGACAGCTGATCCTGCAGCTGACTTAACTCAGGTTTCTGATCTACAATCTAATGATTTGAGGAGAAGTGGTGATGTTGTAACTCTAGATTATACAGAGGTCGCTTATATTAATCAAAGTTTATCAACGAGAACTGAAAACGTAAACCCATTTGCAGTCATAACATGGATTGGTGGTGTTGAGCTAAATCCTAATAGTGATGTTTGGTTGAATGAAAGAAGGTTAGATTCTAATGTTGTTGATATTGATGCTGGATTTACCTCAGCAATGCAACAATTGGGTGTAGATCCAAATACTGGATTTGCACCAATTCAATGGGGTGGATGGGAAGAAACTTGGTCATCTAGAAGTAGTGAAATCAATGAGATTGGAAGAAATACTCAGACAGCAGAAGTATCAAGAGGAAGAACATTCCGTGCGAGAAGAAATGGTCGTAGAGCAAATGTAACTCCAATTACGGAGATGGAGACAACAACGGTTACAAATGAAGAGACTATTACAATAGATAGAGGATTGACTAGAAGTGGTATTCAGTTCCAAGTTAATGAAAGTATCGATACTCAAAGTTTTGGAGACAAACTTGTAAATAGTGAGTTGATTCCTTTCATGAGATCTAGGAATATTGAATTCATTGCAACAAGAATACAACCAAGAACACAGTTCTATACATTCTTTGATGGTCAAGAAGTTAATAGATATGTCACACCAAAACTCATTGAGGTGTCAATGAATCAAGGTGTATTTGAAGTAGGAGAAACAGTTACAGGTTTATCTGCTGATTGGCAGACTGGATCTACTGGTAATGCTGCTGAAATTAAATTTAGACTTGCACAACCAAATCATAAGTTTGGTGCATATAATGACCCAACTTTAGTATATGCAGTCAATCCATATTCTGATACTGTGGGTATTAGTTCCAGTTATTCTGCAACTAGCTCTGTATTAAATGTAGATACTGGATCATTACAACAAGAGGTTCTTGGTACTTTCCAAGGATTTATAAGTAAGAACATGGTTCTTAGAGGTGAAACAAGTGGTGCAGAAGCTAAAGTTACAGACGTTAGATTAATAAGTGACGAAAAAGGTGCATTAATAGGATCATTCTTTATACCTGAAGCTTCATTATCATCAGCGCCAGAGTTTAGAACAGGAACAAATACTTTCAGATTATCAAGTAGTGCTGTTGATTCTAGAGCTCCGATTGATAGAGCATCAGTTGCTGAATCAACATTTACTTCTAGAGGAACATTAAATACTCTTCAAGAAGATGTGTTAAGTGTAAGAACTGCTGATATTCAAAGAACAACTAGAGAAGATTCTACAACTAGAAACTCTGTAGAAACTAGACAATTCCAAACAACTAGTAGTTTAATTCGTAATAGAGAACAAGTACAATGGATTGACCCTCTCGCAGAATCTTTTGAAGTTGCAGAGGCAAATGGTATATTCATATCATCAGCTGATATATTCTTCCAAACAAAAGATGATACCATTCCAGTTACATTGCAAATTAGAACAATGCAGACTGGATTACCTACAACCACAATCGTTCCGTTTGGTGAAGTTGTAATGGATCCCGAACAAGTAATTACGTCAGAATTTGGCACGGTTGCTACTAGATTTACTTTCCCATCTCCAGTATTCCTTGAGGGTGGTGGAAAAGAGTATGCACTAACTTTAATATCACAATCAAATAATTATAATGTGTTTATTGCTAGAATGGGAGAGGAAGACCTTTCTGACAGGAACTTAGAGGAGAGTGAAAGAAGAATCGTATCACAACAACCATACTTAGGATCTTTATTCAAATCTCAGAATGGATCTACATGGGAAGCTAGTCAGTTTGAAGATCTTAAATTTAATTTAAACAGATGTGAATTTGTTAGTGGCCCAGGCGCATTGAAACTTTACAATCCAGAAATAGGTGTTGGTAATAAAGAACGTCCTATATTAAGACAAAATCCAATTACATTTAACTCACAGGAAGTTAAGATACAATTAGCTGGAAATACCAGTAGTAATCCTAACACTCAATTCCCAATTGGATCTAGATTGATTCAAGTTGGTGCTGGTGCATCTGCAGAAGGAAATGTTGTTGCACATCTTGGCCCACTTGCAACTGCAACACATCAAGCTGGAAGTGGTATTGGATTAACTCCCGCTTCAGGTAACTTAACTTATTCAGGTATTGGTCTAACAAGTATCACTGGAGATGGTAGTGGTGCAACTGCAAATATTGCCATCAATAGTGGATCTATTAATAGCATCAGTATAGCCAGTGGTGGATCAGGATATAAGACAGGTGACGTATTAGGTGCAAGTTTAGGTGAAACTGGTAGAAATATAAGATTTACTGTTGGTGCAGTATCAAATGTGAATAGTGTTATTTTGAATAGAGTTCAAGGTGAATTTAATACTGATACAACTCTGAAGTTTATGAACAGCACTGGTATTTCAACTAATTTAAACAATGGAGTTCCAGCATCAGTTACAAATACCGCATCGAATAAAGACGGATTACATATTCATGTAGATCATAGAAATCATGGCATGCATGCTGTAAATAATAAAGTTATCATATCTGGCGCTGTTGGTTTAACAACTGTGACTTCAGTAACAGAGGAATACGCACATAATGCTACATCGGCGATTAAGGTTGCTGATATAAGTTTCCTTGGTGATTTTGAAGGTCTACCTGTCGGTGCAACAAATCCAGGCTATGTTCAGATTGGAAAGGAGGTTATTGAATACACTGCGGCTGCAAGTGGTGAATTGACTGGTATTACCAGAGGAGTTGATAATACAACTGCGGAAACTCATGAGTCAGGAAAAACAGTTCGTAAATATGAAGCTGCAGGGGTATCACTCCGAAGAATTAATACTACTCATAGTTTAGTTGATAGTAATATTGCACCTACTATTGATGGATATGATATCAAATTAAATATGACTGGCACAGGAATTGGTACTGTAAGAGATGGAAATAATAACCTTAAAGCATTAAAAATTGCAGAAACCGAAATTGGTGGTGGTGAGGTTGTAAGAGCTACACAAAATATACAGTTTGAAACCTTTACTCCTTTAGTCGAGTTCATGACTCCAGCAGATACATCTCTAACTGGTAGTATAAGAACTGTGTCTGGAACTAGTGTTAACGGTAGTGAAGTTTCTTTTGCAGATCAAGGATTTGAAAGTGTATCACTTAGTGGTATCACTCATTTGACAAGTCCTAGAATTATCGCATCTAAGGTAAATGAACAGGACAAGTTATCATCATTACCTGGCGGAAAGTCATTCACACAAGAATTGGTATTTACTACAAATGACAATCATGTTTCTCCTGTAGTGGATTTAGATCGTCTTTCTATTGTTACAACTACAAATAGATTGAATCAACCAATATCTGATTATAAGTCAGATTCTAGAGTGAACAGTATGTTTAATGATCCTAACGCTGCAATATACATTACAAAAGTTGTTCAGTTAGAAAACCCTGCGACTGCATTACAGGTTAAGTTTGCAGCTTTCAGACATAATACTAGTGATATTCGTGTCTTGTATAGGTTAATTAGAAGTGATGGTGTGATTGCAGATCAACCATATGAATTATTCCCTGGCTTCAGAAATCTAACTGATACAACAGGAGATGGTTTTGGTGATCAATTAATCAATGGTAGAGACAGTGATGGAACACCTGATAGGTTTGTTCCCGCCTCTCGTACATTAGATGAGTTTAGGGATTATCAGTTTACTGCTAATGATTTAGTAGAGTTTAGTGGGTTCCAAATTAAGGTTATCATGACTGGTACAAGTCAGGCTTATGTTCCAAGAATTAGGGACTTCAGATCAATCGCACTCGCATAATGGATTACA